ATTTTTCTAAAAATATCTGTTCCGATAAATTGCATAACTTCTCTAGCAGACATTTGTTTACCATCTAAATAATTATCTGTTAATTCATTTTTATTATTATCAGTACCATAACATTGATCATATGTTAATCCTAATAATTTCATGCAAATATCCTGTTTTAGAGGATCAGCAAAATTATATATTTTAATTTGATCAACCATTTCTGGATAAAATATTTCATAATATCTAACTATGTCTTGAGAACATGTGGTTTTTCCAGATTGTTTTCTACCGGCAAAAGCTATAATTTGTGTCATATGAATTTCCTTATTTGCTCTTGTATTTCACTATCACTCATATCTGCAATATCGTTTTTATTAATTCTAATATTATGGATATTATATGTTCTATGACATTTATTATATATTTGTTGTCTAGCCTTTTCTCCGGCATCATCATTATCCATTATTAGTATAATAGACATGGCGCCAGAAATATCTAGCAGTGTTTTTTGTCTATCGCTTAAATTAGAACCAAAAATAGCTACAGAATTGTGTATATTGTTTTGTTCTAATTTCCACACATTACCAGGACTTTCAACAATAATTACGCATCCTGTATTTTTAATATATTCTTTAGCAAACCATAGGTTATATAAATTTTCTTCCGCTTTAAAACCTGAGTTGTGTCTCCATTTGGGCTTAAGTTCATTATCTATAGAGCGTCCAGTACAACCTATCATACTATGATAATCAATATCATATATTGGTACAACCGCCCTATTAGACATTTCTTTATTTGGAGATATGCAATCTCCAACATCATATTTATTTAACACTTCTTTGCTAAATCCACGACTTAAAAAGTATTTACTTGGGATTTCTAAATTTTTACGCACCATAATTCTGGTGATGCTACTCTTCTTATCTATCTTGTCTTGTGATAAGATTTTGCTGTTTTTAATAAAAGTATTTTTTTCTTGTTCATTTGCTGATACTTTAATATCTGGTAGTGATAGGTTTAAAAAATTTGTTGCATAATCCAAAGCTTCTTGAAAAGATACCATATCGTCGCCATTTTTAGTCCAAGCATATTTTTGATGCGATAAAATACCCCTAATAAATCCAACAATTGATCCTTTAAATACATGTTCACAATGATGTGTTCTACAGTTCCAATTACCTCTATATGTATCACCTGTATAATATAGATTTAATGCTGTGTCATTGTCTCCACCGTGTATGGGGCAACTCATTGTTATGAATCTACCATTATCTCGATACTCTAATTTAAAGTGATCTAAAAAATCATAAATTCTATCACATATTTTATCGCAAACTACTTTAATTTTATTTTGATTAATTGAAGCTGATTTGGTCATCTTGCTCTTCTTCGATAGCAAATCCTGTACCATTCTTTGAATCTCCACTATGTAATAATTCTATTCTTGTCTTTCCTTCAGTAATTTTTGCACACCATCCCTTCATATGACAATTAATATAATCATTATCTTCTATACCTGATCCATGTCTGCTAATTACTGGAATTAATTTTCTATTACCATTTTTACTACCGTCTTCGGCAATTTCCTCATCGCTTTTGCGCTTAAAGATAGTAAAATTACTGCATAGCCATATGATTCTATCAGATCCGCTAGCAGTGTCAGTAGTCTCTTTAGTAATGCCGTCTCTGTTTAATTGAACAAAAGCAACAATTGGAATCTGATACTTACACGCAAAATTATGTAAACTCGTCATCATAAATCCTAACACCTGATATTCTTTCATATCCTGACTAATGCCAGCACTATCCATTAACTTCAAATAATCATAAAATATTACACAGGGTTTTGCTGTGCCATCGCTATTCAAGCCAACATCTTTGATAATCCATCTTTTCATTATAGATAATTGTTCTTCAAACGGTTTACCAGCTATAGGTTTATAATATAATTTAGCATCTTTTAATTCAGACATTCCATTAAATACTTTATCTCTTAAAACTGTAGATTCATTAAATTTACCAGTTTCAATTTTATTAATTTCTATTTCGCTAATCATTGCTAATAGTCTATTAATATGATCTTCTTTAGTCATTTCTGTGTCTAAATTTAATACTGGTATTTTTAATTTACCAGCAATATGAAAACCCATATTATCTGCTAATAGAGTTTTACCGGTTTTGGGTCTTGCCGCAATAACATTGATTGTACTTTTCCTTAATCCTCCGCCTATTGCCGCATCATATGCTGGAAATCCTGTTGATATACCAACCTGATTAATAGGATTGTTAATTAGATTATTAATATAATCATCTAGACCAGAAGATACGTGCGTAGCGTTATTTTCTGAATCATTTAGTGTTGATGAAAAGTTAAAGATCCTATCTTCGGCAATATTTAATATTGATGTTATACTCTCAGATCCATTAACCTCAAGTATTTTTTCTTGTGCTTCTTCGAGTTCTTTGTGTAGTTTTCTAGCTATTTCTAGCTTTTTAATTTTTGCGGCAAATGTAATTAGATTATCTTTATTTGCTGGAAAATCTAAAATAGCTTTTAAATGTAGCGTTTCTTCTTTACGATTAAGTATATTATCTAAAGAAAGATCTTTAGCAGCAGAGTATATTAATGCTATATCTATTTGGGATCTTTTATTTTCTGATTCAAATATATACTTTAAGCATTTATAAATAATTTTATTACTATCAATAGTAAAGGTTTGATCTCCCAAAATATCAGAAACTTCAATATAAGCTTCATCTCCATATTTACATAGTATGGATAATAAAGCTCTTTCAGCAGATACGTCTTTAAGAATCATTGTCAACCTGCACTGGAGGAACACTTGTTACATTTATATCTATCAGGAGAATCATGAATGAGAACTGGATTCACAGATTCTTTTTTGCCGCATGATCTACAAGTTACAGACATTGGCTTAAATGATCTGTTTCTGGGTGTAGGTGGAAATTTGCTTAATGCTCTATCAATTGCGGCGTCTTCTTTATGCAGATCTTTAACACCCATCGTCAAAAATTTATTTTCCTCGTTAATATCTAAAGTGCGCGTTTTTGATCTAATATTATTAGTTTTGTTTTTGTTTTTTGGTTTTGTTGCTTTCTTTTTTGATGATGCTCCACTATTATTAGTGGGTAATAATGACTGCAATACACTAATCAGTAATTGAATTTGTTCAGGATTATTTTTTAAATTATCAAGATCCATGTTTCACCTTTGTTTTCTGTACAGATAGAATAATATCAGATAGATTTTTAATACTATTTGCTATATATGATAACCTATCTATTCTTTGTTTAGCATATTTTTTAATTTTATTTAATGCGGATGCTTTGTCATTGTGTTTAATAGCTTGTAATGACTTTTCAACAAAACCATAGCCTTTATAATTATTAATTTCATCTGCTATTGTTTCTTTAGTAGTTTCTTCTGCCCAATTGTGTCTAGCAATTTCTCTATTTAATGTTCTTTGTACATAAAATGAATATTGAGCAAGCCTGTATGAAATTTGTGCGCAGTCTTCTGGTGTTAATTTTTCTATGATATCTCGGTTCATAGTAAAGTAACCATTGAGTTCTGCTTCGTTAAATGAATGTAAGTTATTATATTGGCCTAAACCAATAGATGATTCATATTCATCTAGTATTTTATCCCATTCTTCCACTTGTTCTTTGGTTGTCTTATTATTCATAAATTTTAGTTTTCCAGTTATCTAAATGTTCATTGTATGGCAAATCTATATATTTGATGCCATTAATTTCGCACCATTCTTGTTTTTCTTTGTCTCTTTTTTGAGCTTTTAAAAAGGCTAATTTATTAGTATGATAAAAAGGTATAAAAGCATAATGTTGTTCTCCATGTACTTCTATACATTTCTTTAAAAGAGGCACATAAAAATCTAGATATAAAACTTCAGACTTTCTAATATGAATAGGAACTTCTTCTAAAATTTGCATAGTGGGATATATTTCTTTAATTAAAAGTCTAGCTTTTAAATGATAAGATGATTTATGACTAGTTTCTAGTCCAGCCTTAATAATATTACCAGTTAGATTCCAACTATATAAATTACCATCTAAATCCCTTATATTCATTTATTTTTTAATACCCATAGTTTTTTGTACTTCATTATATAAATCTTGATAAATAGAATCATTCTCTATTAAAAATTGTCTCACTTTTTCAATACCTTGAAATTTGCCTTTATCGTCATTAAGAAATGATAGTGTGTACCAAGCTCCACCCTTATTAATTAATCCAATATCTACAGCTAAATTAACTAATTCCATATGCTTATCTATACCTTGTCCATATCTAATATAACTAGTAATTGTTGCGCCTGGTGGACCGAGAGCAGAACATAGAGTCTGCCATTCAACCTCTTGCCCAATTTGAGTATTATCGGCACCAAGAAGCCATGGTTTAAATGTTTTTGCTCTCATCTTTACGTCGGTTTGATAAGCTATCGCCTGACCACTTTTTTCTTTAAATTCTGCACCATATCCTGTGGGATTACCCATTAAGTGCGTAATACCTATGACAATATTTTTATTTACAGGAATCACATTGGCGACTTTACGACAAAATTTAGCTAATAATTTAGCTCCATCAGCTCTTTGCATTTTATCCATATCGCTAGTAATTTCAGCTTCTGTACATAGTGCAGAATATGAGTCTATGATTAGTACGGAGCCAGGATCTTCATTAATGATTCTTTCGGCGATTTGCAAATATTCTTCAGCATGAAGAATCTTGCCTGTTTGTGATCCAATAATATGAAATCTATCTAAATTAATATTTGGTATACCTTCCAGATCTCTTTTCTTTAGTCGCCCTTCAATATTTAAATAATAGACATTCCTTGGGTCTCCATTGGTACTATACTTTTCTTGTTGTGCTGTGGAAGCAAAATCTAAACTGGTTGTAGTTTTACCGCATTTTGGTTGACCTGTTAATACAACAAAACTGCCTTCTGGTATGCCTCCATTTAAGATAATATCTAGTGCAGGACTTACTGGTATAGTAATACCTTCTTTATCTATAACTGCTGTTCCAGATATAATAACGTTAGAGCCAAAATCTTTTGAAATACTATCTTGAAGTCCCATTGTCTATTTCCTTAAGTTTGTCTAAAATATTTTTTTGATTAATTTCTTTTTTGCCAGTATCCAATAAATTTCTTTGTATATTTTTGGGTGGAGGCACACTTTTTTGGTGCTTGACTGCTTGTTGTATTATACCATCAAGGTGAGGCGCTCGCAAGGAATAAATTTTAAGACCA